AGTAATAGAAGAGTGTGCCGCATTTCCGTATGGTGATCATGATGACCTTGTTGACTCAACCACACAAGCGATCATGCGATTTAGACAGGGAGGACTTTTACAACACCCTGAAGATTACATTGAAGAAAAAACAGCGCCTAGAAAACGAGTATATTATTAATGTCAGTTATAAATGCATTATTTTTAAGATTTGGTAGAGTCGTACCCGCCTCTCAAATAACACCACAGCTTGCAGATGAATTACATAGCGCTTTAGCTAAAGTGATGATGTATGCAAAATCAAATAATATAAAATTAACTAAACAGCAAATAGATTATATTATGAAGCAAACTAGAGAATTAGATCTCTATGAAGGAAAAGGAATTAAAGAAACTGTTAAAGGTCCAAAAGCAGATGTAATAGATCTTTCTAAAAAGTTAGGACCTGATGCTCCGTATTCAGCACAGAACCCTCAAGGTTGGATGCCTAAAGAAGGAGAATATATTCCAAGACAAGGTGAAGGTATTATGTCTCAAAAAGGATTCAATCAAAATTTAGTTGATGACACAATTGATTTATTTAAAAGCAAAACCGACAATAGAAGTTTTCAAGACGAACTTAAAAAATTAATGCTTCGTAAAGGAACGTATGCAGATTATTCTGCAGATGAAATAGAAGCTATTTTAAAAGGTATTAAAACAGAACCTGATCCATCAGGTTTAAAAGAGGGCGGAAGAATTGGTTACAAATTTGGCACAGGTAAAAAAGGAGTTGAATTATTAATGGAGTCTATCAAAAATAAATTTGGTAAGAAATCAATAACAACCGCAGACAAAGTTGCTAGACCTGAATCAGCTGTAACAAGAGATATGTTTAAAGATTTTAGTAAACGTCTTAAACAAAAAACAACAGACACAGAAGTAACTTTACCAAGTGGAATTAAAGGCATCATTGATACAACTTACGAACCTAAAATAAGAAAATTTGAAGGTATGTCAAAAATTATTTTAAGCCCTGAAGAAGCTATTAAACTTGCTAAAAAAGAAAAATTAGATGGCATTGAAAGTTTATTAAGCGGAGAGAAAGTAGCTTTATCAAGAGGTCAAGGAAAAGGTTTAATGGTAAATCATAATGGAAAAATTTTTATTAGAGAAAAAATTAAAGGTCGTCCTAATCCAATTAAAGAAGATGAAAAAGCTATCATAGAAGAGTTTGATTCAATGTTTGATGAAGAACCTGTTGAAATGTCCATGAGTGATCTAATTGAGTATAGATCTCAAAACCCTGCAGGGCAAGGTAGATTTACAAAAGCCGAAGCTATTATAGCTAGATTAGAAAACACTATTCAAAATGCAAAAAACAACCCAGATGAAACATCGGATTATGTATTAGAAAACTTTCCTAATATGATTAAAGAATTAAAAAATAAACCAGAGTTAGCAAACAATAAAAATGTTTGGAAAGAACTTGGCATGACAGGTCTACCAGAGAATCAAAGATTTAAAATTTATGATGATGGCACTGTAGATTTTGAAACTTTAAAACCAACACATCAATTTAAATTAAGAGATGATATTACTAAACATGCAACAGGAGGTAGAGTCGGTTTTTCTGCTGGCGGTATTGATAAAGTTAGAAGAGCACTTTTAAAAATGTTTGGTGGAGCTGCAGCAACAGGCGTTGCTGTCAAAACAGGTTTAGGTGGATTATTAAAAGGAGGTGAAAAAGCAAAAGATGTTGTTAAGACAGCTGAAACGGTTAAGACAGCAGCTAATACTCCTCCAAATTATGTTTTTGATTTAATAAAAATTATTAAAGCTAAAGGTAAAGATATCACTAAACAAGCTGGTACAATTGAAAGAGAAACTGTCACGTCTTATAGAGGAGTTGAACTTTATGAAACTCCTAATGGAGTTGTTATTAGAGCTGAAGGTAAAACACCTTATGAAGGTGGTAAAGAAATTCAATTAAGTCTTAACAAAACTACTGATGTTGTAGATGAAGGTAAAAAAACTCAAAAACAAGTTTCTAAAGTAGAATACGAAGAAGCTACTGTACGTCCTGATCCTGAAGGTAAAATGAAAGACGTTGATTTTTATGTAGACGAAACAGATCACGCTGAACTTAAAAGAATTGTTGATGAAGAAAAAGGATTTAAATCAGGTGGCCTTGCTTATATGTTAGGAGAATAATTATGGACATTTTAAAATATGTCGATGATACTATTTCAAAATACAGCCCTGAACCGACACAAGGTTTTAATACAGGAGGTAAAGTTCCACAATCCGTGCAACCTGGTCCAGGAAGACTTGGCTATGCAGGGGAAGAAACTGCCTTTAGAGATTTAACAAATAAAGCTATTGATGGTTATGAATCTTTAATTAATAAACTTCTTGATAAGGGTGATTTAAGTGATGCTCCTTCTTTTACAAAATATTTACAAAATAAATATAAAGATGAATATAGAAAAGTATCTAATGTAGTTGAGTATGACACTAAATCAGGAAAACTTTGGGATAGTAAACAATTCTTAAATAATAAAAAATTAGATTTAACTAAAAAATTAATTACACAATATAATTTAGATTTAAAATATAACCCTTCTGCTAAAACTTCTATTATTAATAAAACTTCAAAAGGAGCTACAGTAGGTACAACTAAAGTTGCTGGAGTTGCTAAAGAGATTCAAGATTTATTATCTACATTAGATACAGCAGAAGATAAAGTTGGTAAAGCATTGGATATTATTGTTGAACAAAATTTACCTATTAAAGCTTCTGGAAAACCTTCTGGTGGTATTGTAAGACAAATGGTTTCAGAAATATCTGGCGTTGGAGGAGAAACTTCTAGAGGAAATGCTTTTTTAAATGGTTTAAAGAAAAGTAAATACTGGAATGATGAATTTGCAGAATCTTTTAACTACTTAAATAGAGTCGGTCAAAGAGACTTACCAATTACTAATTACACTTTTCAAGATGCAATGACTATTGCAAGTGAAAGACTTAAAGGTGGAGTTATCTTTGGTGACAAGGGAGAATTTTTAAAATTTTCTACAGATCCAAATAAAAACATTATGAACTATGTGACTAGACATTGGGATAGAAATAATTTTAATAAATTAGAGTCTCGAATTCAACTCTATGATCGTTCTAAAATGAAAACCGTAGATGGTAAATTAGTACCAAAAGGTAAATTAACTCTTGAAGATATAAAATTAAAATGGGAACCAGGTAAAAAATATTCTTTTAAAGATATAGCTTTTTCATATGACGGCAGTGAAGTATTTGATAACACGTTGTTAAGACTTAAAGGAAGAGAGTCTGGATTATTTAATGAAGTATATGAAACTACAAAAAGTTATTATGATTTACGTAATAGACAAGTACCTGATCCTAAAAATCCTAAAAATGTAATTAAGTTTGGAGATCTAATGGATAGGGATTTTGGAAAAAATTCTTTAGCTATTGGACATAATGCTCCAGGAGGTATTAAAGCTGAACCTTTTACAAATCTTCAATTGCAAACTCAAAAAATGAATAATGCCTTATATCATGCAACGAAATATATTACTGATACAAAATTAAAAGAAAAAGTTATCAAAGAAATTTATGGAGATTTATATAATCTTAAAGGAGATGCTTACATTGAGGCACTTATAAAAAATCCACCTAGCACAAATTATGTTACAGCTTTAGATACTGTAAAAAATAGAAAATTAAGTTTCATGGGTATTCCTGATCCAGCTACTGCTGATCAAATTGAATTTTTTAAAAAATATCCAAAATTAAAATCATTTGGTAGTGGTTTATTAAAAGGAGAAGTTTATGCTGCTCCAATACTTGGAACTATGGAAGCAGGTGCAGGAGCTCCTTGGTCCAGAACTTTAAATACTTTAACTTATGGAATGCTTGGAGAATCAGAAAGAGATTTTATTAAAAAAACAGAACCAGGTTCTGAAGTATTTTTTGATTTTTATAATCAGAAAAAAAAATTTGAAGATGCACAATTAAATTATGAAAAAGCACTTAAAAAATATAAAGAAGGTTCTACTGAAAGAGGATCACAAATTAGTTATGATGAATTAATGTCATTACAGAGAAGAAAAAATCAACTTGAAAAACAATACAATGATACAGTTTTAAAAATTTCTGATATGCCTGAAGAGGATATACAGAAATATATTGATTTATATGAATCAGGAACAAAAAAAGTTCAAGATATTTATCAGACAAATAAAGAACGAAGATTTTATTCCCCTGAAATATTAGGAACAAGATTTATACCTAAAAAAGAACTTTTTATGGATATAGGAAACTTTATTGGAGATAAATTTACTTCTCCTTCTAAAACAACAGAAAACGTGTATGGCACAACAATACCTATTCCAGGTAAAATACAAACAGAGTTTGCTTCAGGAGGCCTAGCTAGTTTAACAAGAACAATACCACCTAAAAGAGGGCCTAACTATCAAGGCTTGGCATCTCTTAAAAAATATGTTAATTAATCACAGGAGTTTAAATGGCAGATATCGATAAATCACTCCCAAATGAAATTCGTACTGAATTAGAAGTCCCAGGCGCAGGAGAAGAAGTACAAGTTCAAGAGGAAGTTACAGAAAAAGGTCCCGTTGAGATAACACCAGAAGATGATGGTGGAGCAACTATTAATTTTGATCCATCAGCAGTTAATGTACCTGGTTCTAATTCTCACTTTGACAATTTAGCAGACATCTTACCAGAAGATGTTTTAGATCCATTAGGTAGTGTCCTAAAAGATAACTACATGGATTATAAAATGTCTAGAAAAGATTGGGAACAATCTTACATGGAAGGTCTAGATCTTTTAGGATTTAAATACGAAAATAGAACAGAACCTTTTCAAGGTGCATCAGGTGCCACGCACCCTGTACTAGCTGAAGCTGTTACACAGTTTCAAGCAATGGCTTATAAAGAATTATTACCAAGTGATGGTCCAGTAAGAACTCAAATTCTTGGAGCTGTCACACCACAAAAAGAACAACAAGCTCAACGTGTAAAAGATTTCATGAATTATCAAATCATGGATCAGATGAGTGAATACGAACCAGAGTTCGATCAAATGTTGTTCCATTTACCTTTAGCAGGATCATCATTTAAAAAAGTTTACTACGATGATTTATTAGGACGAGCTGTATCAAAGTTCGTACCTGCAGATGATTTGATTGTTCCGTACACGGCTACCTCATTAGACGATGCGGAATCAATCATTCATACAATTAAAATTTCCGAAAACGATTTAAGAAAACAACAAGTTGCTGGATTTTATTCTGACGTAGAATTATCACCACCAGCTGTTACTGAAGATAAAGTTTCTGAAAAAGAAAAAGAATTAGAAGGCACTAAAAAAACTGGCAAGCCAGATGATGTCTATACATTACTGGAGTGTCACATTAATTTAGATCTAGAAGGTTTTGAAGATATTGGTCCAGACGGGGAACCGACTGGTATCAAACTACCTTACATCGTTACAATCGAAGAAGGTAGTACTAAAGTTCTTTCGATAAG